GGACCGAGACTGACGCAAACGTCGAGCTGCTTGAACAGCTCCGTGAAGGGATGCGCACCACCGGGGAGAGGATCAGGGTGCTGGAGGAATCACAGGCCAAGATCAGTACGCGGCTGGAAGAGGAAATTCGGATGCGCATGAAGGCGCAGGAAGAGGCGCACCGGATGCGGCTGCGGGTGCAGACGCTGGAATCCACATTGAAGCAACTGGGCGCGGTCATTCCCCCTGAGGACCATCTCCTGTGAGCAATTTCGACTGGACCAACTGGACCAAGAAGCTGTCCACCCTGGTGGCTGCGGCTTCCGTCTCTGTGGCGGGCATCTCGGCTGCGGTGCTGGGCTACTACACCTCGCTGAGTCCTGAGCAGCAGGCCGCGTGGCCGTTCTGGCTGCCTGCGGTGCTGGCCCTGTCGCCGGGCATCATCGCGGCGCTTGGGCCGCTGGCTGTGGCGTTCCGGCAGGCGTTCATGGGTTCTGACGATACGGATCAGGCGGGCGCGTGATGTTTGGGCGCAGGGCAGCGGTGCGCCGTGCTGGTCGGGGCCGTGGAGGCAGGGTGCGTGGGATCAACCCGGCTTTGTGGTTTTTGGCTTTGGGGCTGGTGCTGGCTGCTTGGGGCGCTGATGCCGCAACTGTATGCCAGCCGGGCCGCGCCGCATCCCATAAATCTGTGGAATGACGATGGTCCTCCTGCTTCGCTACTGGCCGCACGCCCTAATCGTCGTGTGCGTGGCGGCGCTTGCTTGGGTGGCTGGGACCAACCTGTACCAGTGGGGCTACGACACCGCCAACGTGCGGGCCGAGAAGATTATCGGGGAGTTCGCCAAGGCTGAGGCTGAGGCGCAGGAGAACGCTAGGGCAGTCGAGCAACGCCGGGTGGAAGACCTGGCCGCGCTGGACGCCAAGTACCAACGGGAGATGGCCGATGCAAAGGCAAGGGGTGAGTCTGTTGCTGCTGACCTGCGGGCTGGCAATCGCAGCCTGCGGCGGGAAATCGCAGCTTACGCAACCGAGCGTCTGTCCCGCGATTCCACCGCTACCGGCGAACTTAGCGAAGAAGCCCAACGGGGAGCAGCGCGTCTCGGAGCTGTTGTTCGAGTCGTCGCCGAGCAAGACGCCCAGATAAGGGCGCTCCAGGAGGCATACGAGGCACTACGGAGGCCGGCGCCATGATGTGGGGATTCTACGCAGCAGCAATGTCCGGAATCATCGAGGCTCAGTCCGACCTCAAGGCGTTCGAGGCCGCTGACACCCCGGAGAAGAAGGATGCGTTCCACCGCGTCCGCGCCGAGCGGGACCGTAGGCGGCATGAGCTTGCCGTGGCTCAGGCATCGGCTCCGGTGGTGAACGTCACGAACAAGATCTACGTCTGGTGAGCCACTGCGCCAAGTGCTTCGCCACTGGCCGGCTGTGGGAGTGGGTCGTCGCCCCATGTGTGAATGACCGGCAGCCGCTGGCCTTCTGGCTGTGCGACGCCTGCGACATCGCGCGGAACCGGGAAACCCTACAGCTGCTGGGCGACCCGGACACGGACGCGAAGATCGCGGCATACGCAAGGCAGGTGCGCAGTCAAGTGCAGAGAGAGACGGTGAGCTGATGATCATCCGTGGAACCCACCGCGCCTACATGGACGCCGACACAGCGCAGAGCGCCTGGCTCCGGGATGACGCCGGCCCGCTGGACCTGAGCGAGTACGAGACGCTGACCGTCGAGGTCAAGGCGTCCGGGCGGGGCAAGCCCCGGCTCACGCTGGAAGCACAAGGGACAGAAGGCGGCGAGCTGACCTTCACAGTTACGGCCAATGGCGCAAGGACGCGCCTGTGGCCAGGGACATTCGAGCTGTTCGCCAAGGGCGACGGCACCGTGATCTACACCGGCCTGCTGGAAGTGCTGGCCTAACCCCCAAGGAGCAAGAGAGATGGCCAACGAAGCCAAGGTCTACCAGATCGACAACACCATCGAGTCACCCAACGGCGAGGTCAACGGCTCCGTGCGGCTGGTGACGGCGGCCGGCGCGACCATGCCTGCCGCGCTGCTGCCCGCGCTGCCGACGACCAACGGCACGTACACCCTGACCGTGGCGAGCGGCGTGTACAGCTGGGTCGTGGCCACCTAAGCATGGGACGCCCGACTGACTACCTCCCGGAGCATTGCGACCGGGTGGTGGAACTAGGGCGCGAGGGGAAAAGCGTCGTCCAGATGGCCTGCGAGATCGGGGTCCACAAGGACACGCTGTACGAGTGGGCGAAGGTCCATGAAGACTTTTCCGACGCCTTTACGTACGCGAGGCAGTGCGCCCAGTGCTGGTGGGAGACGAAGGGCCAGTCCGGGCTGGACCAGAGCGGCTTCAACGCCTCCCTCTGGTCCCGCTCCATGGCGGCACGGTTCCCGGCTGACTACACCGAGCGCAAGCAGACTGAGCTGACTGGGGCCAATGGAGGCCCGGTCGAGCAGGTTCACAGGATCGAGCGTGTCATCCACGACCCTGCGAATCCCGACCGCTAGGGTCTTTGCGCCGCTGCTGACTTCTGCCCGGTACAAGGGCGCTCACGGCGGGCGAGGGTCCGGCAAGAGTCATTTCTTCGGTGGCCTGGCGGTCGAGCGGTGTCTGCTGTCCTCGGGGGTTCGCATTGCGTGCGTCCGCGAGGTGCAGAAGTCGCTCAAGAACTCGGTCAAGTTGCTAGTCGAGGACAAGATCAGGGAGTTCGGGCTAGCGGGGCAGTTCGAGATGCTGGACTCCGAGATCCGCACGCCGGGCGGCGGGGTCATCATCTTCCAGGGCATGCAGAACCACACGGCGGACTCGATCAAGTCGCTGGAAGGGTTCGACGTGTGCTGGGTGGAGGAGGCGCAGAGCCTGAGCCAACGCAGCCTGGACCTGCTGAGGCCGACGTTCCGCAAGCCGGGATCGGAGTTGTGGTTCAGCTGGAACCCTGCGCAGCCGACTGATCCGGTAGACGCATTCCTTCGTGGCGATCATCCGCCATCCGATGCCGTGGTGGTCGAGGCCAATTGGTCCGACAACCCGTGGCTGCCCAACGAGCTGCGGCAGGATCTGCACGACGACCAGATCCGCGACCCTGACAAGTTCCAGCATGTGTGGGGCGGCGGATACGAGCAGGCCAGCGAGGCCCGGGTGTTCCGCAACTGGCGGGTCGAGGCGTTCGAGACGCCGAGTGACGCGATCCTGCGGTTCGGCGCGGACTGGGGCTTCGCAGTTGACCCCTCGGTGCTGGTGCGTGGGTACGTGGACGGCAAGACGTTGTTCATCGACCACGAGGCGTATCAGGTCGGCTGCGAGATCGACAAGCTGCCCGACCTGTTTGATCAGGTGCCCGGCAGCCGCAAGTGGCTGATCAGGGCCGACAGCGCACGCCCGGAGACGGTCAGCTACATGCGTCGCCACGGGTTCCCCCGGATCGTCGCGGCGATCAAGGGGCCGGGCAGCCTGGAGGACGGGATCGAGTTCCTGCGCGCGTTCGACATCGTGGTCCACCCGCGCTGCAAGCACGTTGCCGCAGAGCTGGCGCGGTACTGCTACAAGCGCGACCCGCAGACCGAAGAAATCCTCCCCGTACTGGAGGACAAGAACAATCACACCATCGACTCGGTGCGCTACGCCCTAGAGGAGCTGCGCCGGTCTGGCTACAAGCCGCGCTCCGGCGCACGACAGCCGCGTCCGATGGACGATTACGGCTCCAACGACGACGACGCGGATAACTGGAAGGTTGCTTAATGGCGAAGGTCAAGGAAGACCGCGACGACAAGCTGGAGTCGCTGCTTGCCCAGTTCCGCGAGTCGCAGGACCAGACGCAGACGGCGCGTGAGCGTTCGGAGCGCGACCGCGACTTCTACGACGGCATCCAGTGGACCGAGGAGGAGATCGCGACGCTACAGGCGCGCAAGCAGCCCGTGGTCACGTCCAACCGGATCAAGCCGAAGATCGACAGCCTGATTGGCTTCGAGAAGCGGCAGCGGACGGACCCGAAGGCGTATCCGCGCACGCCGCAGCACGACAAGGACGCAGAGGCTGCTACGGACGCCCTGCGCTTCGTCTGCGACAAGAACAGCTTTCAGCAGGTGCGGTCGGAGGTTGCGGAGAGCCTGTTCATCGAGGGCGCAGGCGCGGCCACGGTGGGCATGGTCAAGCGGCCCAACGGCGAGATGGACGTGGCGATCACGCCGGTTCCGTGGGATCGGTTCTATGCCGATCCGCACAGCCGCCGCCGCGACTACAAGGACGCCGGATACCTGGGCGTCGTGGTCTGGATGGACGAGGCCGACGCGGTCTCAGAGTTCAGCGGCAAGGACGCCGTGATCCAGTCCTGCTATTCGGACGGTGACGACGACGGAGACAGCTTCTCCGACCGCCCCCGGATCGTATGGTCCGACCGTGCCCGCAAGCGCATCCGCGTGCTGCAACACCGCTGGAAGGACAAGGGGGTCTGGAAGACCGCCATCATCTGCCGGGGCGGCTACCTGCGCGATCCGCAGGACTCACCGTATCTGGACGAGTGGGGCGCCCCCGAGTGCGACCTGATCGCGGTGTCGGCCTACGTCAACCGCGAGAACGAGCGTTACGGCGTGGTGCGCCAGATGATCTCGGCGCAAGAGGAGATCAACAAGCGCCGCTCCAAGCTGCTGCACCGACTGAGCGTGGACCGGGTGATTGCGGACCACGGCGCGGTCGAGGACGTGGCCCAAGCCAAGCGGGAGCTGGCCAAGCCAGACGGGTACATCGAGGTTCGCCAGGACGCGCGCTTCGAGATCGCCGACAAGGGCGAGGCGACGATTGGCGAGCTGAACCTGTTGCAGGAGGCCAAGGCCGAGATCGACTCCAGCGGGGTCAACCCCTCGCTCGAAGGCGATCAGGCCGCCCCGTCTGGACGCGCGCAGGAGATCCAGCAGGCATCGGCCCTGTCAGAAATGGCGGTGGTCTTCGATGCGCTCAGGGATTGGAGCTGGCGGATCTACAAGGCCAGCTGGAACCGGGTGCGCCAGTATTGGACCGACGAGAAGTGGATTCGGGTTACCGACGACGAGAGCAACGTTCGGTTCGTCGGCCTGAATCATCCGGTCACGGCCGCAGAGGAGATCGCCAACCTCGCCGAGGAAGGGCAGGAACCGCCACCCGAGCTGGTGCGTATCGCGCAGTTCAGCCCGCAGCAGGTGATCCGCATCGCGCACCCGGTCGCTGAGTTGGACGTGGACATCATCGTCGAGGACGGGCCGGACACGGTGACGATCCAAGGCGAGCAGTTCCAGCAGCTGGTCGAGTTGAAGAAGGCCGATCCGCAGTCGATCCCGACGCAGATGGTCATCGAGGCGTCGAGCCTGCGCAACAAGGACAAGATCCTCGAACACATGGAGAAGGGCGGCATCCCGCCCGAGTTGCAGCAGCAGATGCAGCAGATGCAGGAGGCGTTGCAGCAGGCGCAGCAGCAGCTCCAGCAGGCCGAGCAGGCCAAGGGCATCGAGAAACAGGAAGCGCAGGCCATGCGCGCCCAAACGAGCGCAGATATCAAGGTGGCCCAGTCCGATCTGGCAAGGGAGCGGGCGGAAATGCAGCTTGCCCAAGCGCAGTGGGAGCTTGCGCAAGTGGCGCGGGCCGACGACATGCGGATCAAGGCATACGAGGCAGAAACAGACCGGCTCCAGGCGTTGAAGCCTGAGCCGCAGAGACAGGAATTGCCGGAGTAACCGGCAACGGACGCCCACGGATTGGGGCGAGACGCGACGACGGCGCACGGTCGAGGAGCAGGTAACACATGGACGAGAAGGAAAAGGATTTTCTGGACGGGATGACGGATGACGGCAGCGCGGAAGTGGTGGAAGCACCCGAACCCGCAACCCCGGAACCCGAAAAGGTCGAATCGCCGGAATCGCCGGCAGCCGAGGCGCCGACAGCCCCGGCAACCCGCAAGGAAGATACCGTCCCCCTCGCCGCCCTCAGGGCGGAGCGCGAAAAGCGACAGCAGTACGAGCGCGAACTGGCAGAACTGCGTCAGAGGGCCGAGCAGGAAAAGCGACCGAGCTTCTTTGAAGCGCCGGAAGAATACTTGCAGACCATCGTGGCGCAGACGCAGCATCAGGCGAATCAGCGCCTGTATGCGGTGCTGGAGGAGCAAGCGCGGGAGGCACACCCCGACTACGACGAGGTTTTCGCCGAGGTCGAGGATCACTGCCGGGACAACCCCGCCGAAGCCAACCGGATTCTGTCCAGCCCCAACCCGGCCCTGGCCGCCTACAAGTTCGGCAAGCAATTGCGCGAGCGACGGGCGATGGAAAACCCGGAGCAGTACCGGGCACAGCTGGAGGCCGAGATCCGCGCAAAGATTGCCGCCGAAACGCAGGCCAAGGAAGAGGCCAGGCGCCAGGCCGCCGCAGCGATCCCCCCTGATCTCGCAACCGTCCGCAGCACGTCGTCAGAAAACGACGTGGCGGTCGATCCGTTCGACAAATTGTTCTAAGGAAGGAACACAATCATGGCTGAGACCACCATCTCCACTGCGAACCGCGTCAAGCAGTGGGAATCCAAGTTCTTCAACGAGTACGTCCGCGACAGCCGCTTCAAGCGGTACATGGGCAGCTCCGAGAACAGCATCATCCAGGTTTCGCGGAACCTGACCAAGAAGAAGGGTGACGCGATCACCATCCCGCTGTTGGGCGCGCTGGACGCGTCGGGCGGCTACAACGACGGCAGCACCTCGCTGGTCGGCGCCGAGAAGGCGCTCCCCAACGAAGGCCACCGCATCCAGATCGGCGTCGTGCGTGACGCCACCATCGTCAACCTCGAAGAGGAGCAGGCATCGCCTGTCGCCATCCGCGAGGCGGGCCGCACGGCCCTGATGACGCTGGCCAAGCGCTACCTCAAGAACGACATCGTGGCTGCGCTGAGTTCGGTGCACGGGACGCCCTACGCCGCCGCCAACGCCTCGCTGCGCAACCAGTGGAACGCCGCCAACTCCGACCGCGTGCTGTACGGCGATGACATCGGCAACTACAACGCCACGATGGCAACGGCGCTGTCGTCCATCGCTGCGGCCGAGACCCTGGACCGTGCCATCGTCTCCAAGCTCAAGCGCATTGCGCAGATGGCTGTGGCGGCCAACGGTGAGGGCATCCGCCCGTTCACCTACGGCGAGGACGAGGAGACCTTCGTGCTGTTCGCCGGCACGCGCGCCTTCCGCGACCTCAAGCTGGACCTCTCCACGGCGCACGAGGAGGCCCGCAAGCGCGGCCTGGACAACCCGCTGTTCACCGGCACCACCTCGCTGTACTGGGATGGCGTCGTGATCCGCGAGATCCCGGAAATCGCCTCGCTGGGTGCCGTTGGCGCTTCCTCGGCGGTCGTCGAGCCGGTCTACCTGTGCGGTGCGCAGGCGCTGGGCGTGGCGTGGGCGCAGACCACGAAGACCACCGTTCGCAAGGAAGACGACTACGGCTTCCGTCACGGCGTGGGCTTCATGGAGATGCGCGGTGTCGAGAAGCTCCAGTGGGAGCAGGGCGAGACCACCGCCAAGGACTGGGGCGTGGTCACCGGCTTCGTGGCTGCGGCTGCGGACGCCTGATCTGAGTGGTAGATGGACGGGAGGGGCGGCTTCGGTCGCCCCTCTTTTGCATGGATGCAAGGGCCAAGGATGGCCCACCTATTGAGGCTACGGGATGGCGACGTATTCGCGCGAGGAGTTCGTCAGGCAGGTCCTGCTCGAACTGGGCGTCCTTGATGCGACGGAGGCGCCCACGGCCGAGGACGCGGTGTTCATTGGCGACCGTCGCGACCAGAAGTTTGAAGAACTGTACGAGGAGGGGCTGCTGCCCTTCGACATCGACGGAGAGGTGCCTGGGCGCTACTTCCTGCCCCTCGTCTATCTCGTGGTGGTGGAGTGCGCCACTACCTACGGCAAGCCGCTCGGGGACTACGCAGCGAAAGCGGGCGAGGGCCTGCGCCGACTCTGGAAGCTCCGACAGAAGCCTGTGGCTGACATTCCGACCAGGGCGACGTACTACTAATGCGCCGCCCCGTAGACATCATCGGCCCGTTCGGCACGGACGACAGCCTTAGCTGGGACGTGCAGGACACCTGCAACTACATCCCGGTGCAGGCTGAGGTGGCTGGTACGCGCACGCCGGCCAAGCTGGTTGACGCGCCCGGGCTGCGTCCCTTCGTGTGGATCGGCCATTACCCGCCCGAGGAGTCGGAAGGATGAGCGGTCCGATTCGTGGCCTCCACGACGTTGAGGGGCAGCTTTACACCGTTTCGGGTCCGACGCTGTACCGCATCACGCCCGCTGGCGTGGCGATCCCGCTCGGCCAGATTCCAGGCGTTGGCCGCGTCTCGATGGCGCACAATCAGGTTGCCGGCGGGCACCAGTTGACCATTGTCAACGGCGTTGGCGGCTATGTGTGGGACACGGCCAACCAGCAGTTCAACGTCATCACCGACGAGGGCTTCCCCGGCTCGTCCCGCGTGGACTTCATCGACGGCTACATGATGCACGTGGAGCCGTTCGGGCGGTTCCTGCTGCATTCGGACCTTGCGGACGCGCTGGACTTCAACACGCTGGACCGGTTCGAGGCTGAGACGGCCCCGGATCGCACCACGACGCTGATCGTCAACGGCACCGAGGTCTGGGCGTTCGGCGAGCGCACGATTGACGTGTTCTACAACGCGGGGACGGCGCAGGGCACGTTCCAGAACAAAAAGGTGGGCATCACGACCGGCTGCATTGCGGGCGCCTCTCCGGCGATCTGCGACGGCGGCGTGGCGTGGCTGGGCGATGACCGCGTGGTCTACCACGCTCGCGGCTACAGCCCGACCAGGATCTCCACCCGTGCGCTGGACGTGGTGCTGTCCGAATGCAGCCTGTCGGACATCCGCAACGCCTTCTCGTTCGTCTATGCAGACCGTGGTCATACGATCTACTACCTGACCATCCCCAACGGGATGACGTTCGGGTACGACTTCTCAACCGGCCTGTGGCACCGCCGCGCGTCGTGGCACCCGGAGAAGGACGTGTATGGCCGCTGGTGCCTGTCCGATCTGGTCCGGTCGAACGGAAAGTGGATCGGCGGCGATTACCGCACCGGCAAGCTGTACGCGCTGGACTGGGAGTATCCGCTGGAGGGCTGCGAGCCGCTTATCCGCGAGCGCACCAGCCCGGTGCTGCACAACGACGGGAACAGGGTCGAGGTCCACGAGATTCAGCCGATCTTCGACACCGGGCGTGCATCTGTCGAGTGCGTGCCGTTCCCGTACCAGCCTGTCGGGCCGCAGATCAGCGGTCGCGCCCCTGACGGCCTGAGCAGCGACCCCTACAGCTTCGCTTACACGGTCCAGCAGGGATCGGCGCCAGTGACGCGCGTCGAGCTACGCGACACCGAACTCCCTACGGGCTGGGTTTGGGATTCGCAAACGGCCACGATCTCGCACGCGGCATCCGTGCCGAAGGGGTCGGTCACGTTGAAGATGCGCGCGTACGACGCAAACGGTCTGTTTGCCGATCACACAGACGACTTCGTGATCAACGAGGCCATCATGCTGCTGGTGACTGGAGCATCCAAGACCGGGGACACTGGCTCACTGTGGGCTGCTGCACTGGCGCTGGAGCCGTTGCAGTGGATTGGGCTGGAGCGCTCCGATGGCGCCGACTTGCCAAGGCCCGCGACCCCTGCCTACTTCGACGGGCGGTTCGGCGTGGTCGGTGGAAGCGGGGTCCGCCACAGCCACGACCCGGGCGCGGCATGGGCTTCCGGTGCAGAGAACGTCAACACAAGCAAAGTCATGTTGGCGATGGGCGGGGCCGGCTGGTTGGTCAAGGAGGAAGGCAGCACCACGGACAGCCGCCATGTCATGCAGGCGCCGGACCCAGACACTGCGCTGGCGGATGTGACGTACCAGATGAATTCGACGCTGTGCCGATACGTGGAAGGGAAGTACTACCTCGGCTGGGCGTACTTCCTGGCCGAGTCCGAAGACATGGTGAGTTGGTCGCTCGCTTACGACGACTTTGGCTCCTACGAAGTCATCAATTTCTATGACCTGGTGAAGCACGGCGACCTCTACTACGCCATCTACGATGCCAGCTACCAGTTTGAGGAAAGACGGGTGCGGATTGGCCGTTCGGCGGACCTGTCCGACTGGACACCAATCCTCGACATGCCGCCCCAGTCCTATACAAACCGACCGCTCCAGTTGGCTAGCAACGGCGAAAAGCTTCTCGCGTACTGCGAGAACGGATTCGTTCGGTCGCTCGATGACAACTTCGCCTCCGCAGTCCATTGCGGGCTGGAGGGTCCGAGTGTCGGAAATACCGTTCTGTCATTGGCTGTCCCCGGGAGAAAGATGGTGTCGGCCGGCGGGCGCTTCGTGATCATCGGAGGCGGCGACGACAGCGGCCGCGCAGTCTCCACGTCAGATGGCATCACGTTCAGTGAGCCGTCAGAGCTGCCCATCACCAACAGCTACGGAATCACTGCGGGTGTTGCCGGGGAGGCGGAATGAGCAACCGCAAGATCACGATTCGCTCGACCAGGGACGGCCGGAACTGGGGCGACGCGAAGGAGCGTAGCCTCGGTGAGCAGGGCGAGTACCAGAAGCGCGTGATCGTGTCGCGCCTGGGTATGTTCCGCAATGGTGCGATCCGCATCCGCAACTCCAGCCCGGTGGTGGCCCCGTTGCTGGGGCTGCTGGCGCGCACCTCACCAGCCGGGAACTGAGCATGACGGAACTGACCAACCCTGCCGATGGCGGGGCGGGCGGGCTTGTGCCGATCAATCTGCCGGTTAAGCCGACGTACGACCAGATCCGTGCGCTGGAACACGAGATCGCCAAGCTTCCAGCGGTTGAAACACCGCTGACTCACCACTTCGCCGATGGCGTCTATGGCCGCGAAATGTTCATTCCGGCAGGCACGGTCATCACAGGAAAGATCCACCGGACGGCGACGCTGAACATCCTCCTGTCTGGCGAACTGCATATCACAGGGGAGGGCGGCGAGGTCAAGCGCATCACCGCCCCGCAGGTGTTCGTGACTGAGCCGGGCACGAAGAAGGTTTGCTACGCGCACACAGACGCGCGCTTTATGAACGTGCATCCCACAAAGCTGCGCGACCTGTCGGCCATCGAGGCCAAGTTCATCGTGCCGGAGACCCCGGTACTTCGCTACGAGGGGTAATCCATGTCTTGGGGAGCAATCGCAGGCGCCG